CGATGCGCTCGCACTCGCGGTCACGTTGGCACCTACGTAGAACACGGTGCTGGAAGCTGGATTGCTGGCAGCGTTCATCGTCAAATTGGCATTGAGTGCAACAGCCTGCCCGGTGAACCCCGCGCCGCCGAACGTGTAACCCAGGCTCAGCAGCATATTCGTCTGGGTTGTGCTGCTATCGGCCCCAACACGCAGCGAGTTGAAACCAACTATGCTCGCCGATGTGCCTGCCACGGCGTCAATGTTTGACCGTATGTTCGCTGCCAATGCTGGTGTGACAGTGCCCTGATGGACCGAGAGCTTATATCCCTCATCAAGCACAGGGCTGCCAAGTAGCAGGTTGGATGTCTGACTGAGCCGCATGGCTTCCACGGGCGCCGTCGCGCCAGATGGCGTAATTGCCCAGGTGAACCGCGTGGGGGTGCTGCCCGAGGACCACGCACCGTCAGCCGTCACAGTCTGCGTAGCGCGTGCGTTCGTGTAGGCAGTACCATCGTGACCAAAGTACTCGAACGCCCCGAGTGTAGCGCCGCTGCCAAGCGCAGTTGGCGATGCTGCGCTGCCGCCAGACACACGCAAGTCCAACCGTGGATAACCACCGAACGCATCCATGTTGATGCGCGGGAAAGTCGCATCGGCGCCGGTCAGTTGCAGGAGCGTGCTATTCTGGATCGGTGGCGCGGCAGCGTTGTTCGCCGTCACCACGACCGGCGAGGTCGCTCCCGGCACAAACAGCTTGGTCGTGCCAGCCGAGACCGTCAGCGCCGTGCCGGTTGCGCTGAGCGTCACCGTGCCGGTAAACGTCGAAGTCCCATCGACGACGAGATTGTTCAGCACGTGTGTCGTCGCAGCGGAGATGCTCATAGCCGCTGTATTGGCCTGAACGATGTTGACGTTCCCCGATGTCAGGTTGATGCCGTTCGACTCCGCCGCATCGAACGCGAGGTGCTTCGTCACGTCGTTGATCGACGCCGCCAGGGTGCGCCCGATCTGCATCCCTGTCGGTGCCAGCAGCACGCCGCCACCCGGCTGCAACGACAGTGTGTTGGTCAGCGTCGCGACAATGTTGATGGTAAAGGAGCCGTCGCCGTAGCCCTTGGCCATCTTGCTGACGGTGATCGGCCCGGATGGCGCACTGGCGGCGTAGCCAACCTGCACGCTCGTGCAACTGGTCACCGACTGATCGCCTGCCGCCAGCACTGTCGCCACCCGGACAATCAAGCCGGTCGTGGGATCACTGTAGTATTCGCCCACCGTGGAACCGGCTGATCCTGTGCTGCTGGCAATCGACTGATACCGAATGCTGTAATTATGAACGTCGATGGTCACGCCGTTGGTGTCTTGCGAGATCGTGCCCTGATAGACGTTGATATCACCGCTGCCCATGACAGCGAAGTTGCGCGAGGCAAACGCCTTGCCGCTGATTGCTCCAAACGAAATGTCGATCCCGTAGTCGGCCTGTGGTGTCTTGTAGATGTCGCGATAAGGCGCCTGCCACTTCATGATGCCGCTGCCGACGCCGAGCGGGTCCTGGCCCAGCGGCGAACCGATCTGGAAGATGGTTTTCCAGCCGATCGTCGGCCCCTTGCCGCCGGCGCTGATCGGTGTCGGATCACTCTCCTGATCCGTGATCATGATGGCTGCATCTTCTACAGCACCCTGCACTGCATGTCCTTGCAGATGCACAATGTCGAAGCCAAACTGTCTCATCACAGAACAGCCAGCTTGGCACAGGATGTCCCATTCACATCCGTTGTTGGCATACCAGTTGGTGGCGGCGTTCAGCACGGTACTAAAGTCAGGCGACCGCTTGGCGAGCATCCGTGCATAAACGCCGAAGCCGAAGTTATGGCCCATCGCGGTGTCGTGGGTCAGCCCGGTGCCGCCTTCGTTGAACTGCACGTCGGACGTGACGGTCAGCGCCTGGTAGTTGGCGTCCCTGGGGGTGGGAAAGAACTGGTTGTTGGTCTGCGCCAGCTGTTGCATATGGATCAGCATGGCCTGACGACCACCGGACATCGTCGGCGGCAACCCGGTGCTATCGCCTGCCACCGTGTTCTGGGCGCCTCCCCATTGATGGTTTATCTGGATCAGTTGCGCTCCGGCCGAGTCCTGACAGTCTGCCCAGTCGCCAGTGGTGGACCACTTCATGAACGGGTAGCCGCCGGGGGTGACCGGCGACTTGCCTTGGAAACTCATCACCATCGACAGCGGTGCCGTGTCATCCGAGTAGGGCGTTGCCAGATCGAGTGTGTAACTGCCGTTCACCTTTTGATATCTGGTGCGGACCTTGGAGTTCGTCGCGTCGATGACATGAAGTCCGGCACTGGCTCCTGCGGTTATGGCAAGCGGATTGTCCGTCGCCGTTCCGCCGGGGTTGATGTTAAATCCTGTTCCTGGGCCACCCAGCGTGAACCGGATGCTCTTTCCGAGCGCCGCATTGAGCTGGAATGTGCTGGAACCCCCGGTCAGCGTCAGATACGTTCCCGTGTTCCCGGAAACGGCACTGCCGGTGATCGTAACATCACCGTTGACGGTGCCGCCGGTCAGCGGCAGATACGGCCCTCCCGGCGCAAAGTTCTGCCACGCCCCGTTCTGCCGCCCATACACTTGCCCGTCGCTCGGTGCGTCCGAGGTCAGGCCGCCGGCATACGCGGTGGCGATCACCCACTGGGAACTCGTCGGGTCGACATACCAGAGGTAGAGCTGCGGGTTGGAGGTATCGAACCACAACTGCCCGGCCACTGGGTTGGCTGGCGGGGTGTCCTGCGTCAGCGCCCCCATCGGCGGGCCTGGAGGCCCCGGTGGTCCGCGCCAGCCGTCGCCGGTGGGATCGCACGGCACGTCAGGCGGCTGCGGAAAGCCACCGAAGCCCGGGCCGCCTGGAATGTCCTCAGGGATGGGCGGCACCACGGGCGGCGCTGGCGGCGCTGCTGGCGGCGCGTAGTCGCTATACGATAAGCGGTATGCCATGTGCGCGCTCCCGCAGGATCAGAAATACACCGTCGGCACGGCCTCGCCGGACGATGGCAGCGCCACGTAGCGGTAGATCGCCACCATGGCGTCGCGGGTGTCGTTCGGGTCGGTATCGCCACCGAACAGCGGCGCCAGCGCATCGGCGGCCAGCGTGGCGTACGGGTCACTCAAAGCGTTCGGAATATCGAGGCTTGTCCATCGAGCGATGCCACGCATGACGAGGTCATCGTGGACCGACTGCACGGCCTGCTGCGCCTGGTCGTCCGCGCTCAGCACCATGGCGCCCTTGCGCACGCGGCCCTCGAGCAGCGCCACCATGGCGGGGTCGATCGACTTGCCGAAGCTGCTGCCTGCGAACGCCGCCGTCAGCTTCACGTACTCTTCCGTGAACGCACGCGGGATAGCGTCGCCGGTCCAGAACACCACGCCCTGCGCGTCGAGGGCAGCATGCACCGATGCCACCTTGTCTAGCATCAACGCCTGGTCGGACGGGATCGGGGTTTCGTCCGAGGCGATGACCCCAAGCTCAACCAGTGCCATAGTGGCGATCGTAGCTACGGGCACCGTCTCGGTGAGTGTGGGAGAGTCATCCAAAGGGACAATTCTTACCCCGAGACGACGAAGCGCTATTTGCGCGATAGTCCCAATGCTGGTGGTCATGGTTTATGATCCGATTGCTGCCCGGGGAACCTCATTGAAGCGACGGGGGCGCTGCGGTTGAGCCAGCCGTGTTGGTCACCATTTCCCCGAGCAGCACTTATCAGACCACGACCACGCTGTTGCTGGGCGGCGCCGTGGTCGAGCCGGCGGCATTGCTCGCGGTGACCGTGCAGGTAACGGAGTTACCGACATCGGCCGGCGTCACCGGCAGCGTTGCGCCATCACCGGGAATGTCGGTGCCCGCCATCTGCCACTGATAGGCATAGCTAGTAGGCTCGCCGGTCCAGTTGCCCATGGTGCAATTCAACTGGCTGCCGGACTGGCTGAGAAAGGGACATCGACGTTCGCCGGCGCACCCCCTTCCGCTGGGGCCGGCGGCGCCTCGGGGTCGGTCAGCTCGCCGCTGGGGTCGTGCGGGTCGAGGCCCATTTCAGCGTATCCCGCATCGCGCAGCAGCGTGTTGTCGTGGATGTCGTTGTAGACGCCGCGGGCGCCGGCCGCAGCGGCGCTGTCAGGCGCCAGCACGACCTGGGCGCCGACGGTGCCGGCGATGTCCTCCGGCGTCGGTGGCGTGGCCTCGAACGTCGCGGCAGCGGCTGTGACGGACGCCGATAAAGGCGGTGGTTCACGCATGGGATGTCTCCTGTGATAGTCTCAATGCCAGCCCCGGATGGCCTTGGCGGGCCACCAGGGTCAGAGAACGGGAGGGTAGGAGGACGGGACGGCTGGCGTCCGATCGCCCTCCCCGCCTCGTCTATGCGTCGGCGACCGCCGCGCTCCACACGACCATCGATCCATTGTCCACTGGTTTCGTGGTGTCAACGGTCGGATCGACGCCAAACCGCAGCTTCTGCACGCCGCGGATTTCCTCGACGCCGACACCGCTGAAGAAGCCGTAGTCGCGGGTGTTGCTGATGACCTTGGTGCGTTGTGCCCAGGCGATGCCGATGGCCTGTGCGCCGCACAGGTAGGACGCGCCGCAGTCGATCGTTGAACCGCCGGTGTCGCCGGTGTGCAGGATCGGCAGTTCCGGGATCTCGCGCAGTATCATCCCGTCGTAAAGCACGTCGCCGGCGGTAAACAGCGGGTTATCCGATCCCCGGTTCCACGCATACTGCAAGGCGTTGATGATGACCGGATCGAGCAGCAGATCGCGCCACACCAGGGACGGTATGAACACGACATACCATTCCTCGTCGTTGTTGATCCTGATCGGCCGAATCTTTGGTGTTGCCGTGCGCGCGATGCGCTTGGCGAGCGTGAGTTGCGCGGCGGTCATCTTGTCGGCGGTGTTGTCGACCGTCGCCAGTGCGGTGGCGTAGACGTTGGATACCGCGTTGGCCCTGGAGATACCGAACAGCACCCGGTCGGCATTGTTGACGAGCCAGGTGTTGCGCTGGGCTGCCGAGGCGGCGGCATAGGTGAGTTGCACGTTGCCGTCCGCGGTGATGGCACCGAGCGAGGAGATGATGTCGTTGCGCAACTTGTTCGCCGCCCAGTTTTTTAGCACCGTTCGCCCCGCCTGCAGCAGGTCGATGACCGACTTCTGCTCGTCCCATTCCGACACCGCGACGGCGTGGCGGATGACGCCGACGGTGACGTTCAGCGATCGGGCGTTGAGGATTTCCTCGTTCCCCTCGAGGACGGTGTTGCCGGTGACCCCGGCCCCGACCAGGTTGCGGACGGTTGGGAACACGACAGTATCGCCTGGTTTCCGCGTCAGATCGGTTTGCAATTGTATCATTGCATCCATTGTTGTCCCGAAGTAGGGCGAAAATTGGTTCTCCCTAATATACTCCACCCAGAAATCGGACTGCCATTGTATAGGCGTAAGTCCTGGCCGGGCTGCGGTTACATTCATATCGGCCACGTTGCATTCTCCATTGCATATCGTGGGTTTATTACTGTTGTCACGCCCGAAGCCCGGCGGCGGCACTTACGCCCTTTAGATCGGTCGGCGGCACCTGGGTAGGCACTCACGCCCGTTCTGACCTTTGCGGCCCACCCGGCGGCGGTGATGACGTGACGCAGCGAGGCCGGATTTGGCCTACAAGCCGCGTGAGACTTGTGGTATCGGAGCGAGAACTTCCGTCAGGGTAGAGGCCGCGAACCGCCTCCACGGTAAGTTCGCGCGCCACTCCTAGTACCGCACCGATCCGCCGCTGCCATTTTGCCGCCTCCTATTTTGAACCGGCAAAAGCACGTCCTCGAGGCGCGGCTCTCCCGTCCAGGCGCCGGCGCTGCGTCCTGCGACGCTGCGGGCGGTGGCGAGCGAGGGTTGCAGCCCGGCGGCCGGCGAGACCGGCGGTGGCGCGGCCTTTGCCTCAGCCTCCCATTTGGTGCGGGCCTCGGCCTCGATCTTCGCCCTGAACGCCGCCGGATCGTCGCCGACATCGCGCACCAGGCGCAGCCGGTCGACCTCGCGGGTCAGCCAGTTATAGGGATGCGGCTGCGAGTAAAGCTTGCCGAACAGTGTCGGATCGGCTTCGGCCATCGAGCGGAACTCATTGACGTATTCGCTCAACTTCTCGTCGCCGATCTTCTCCCTCAATAGCATCTCAGAGTTGTTGAGCCGCTCGTTGAGCAGTGCGGCCTGTTGCGTCTGCACAAGGTGCTGGGCGAAGCCACGTGGATCGACAGCGGGGTCCGGCGGTGGCTGATAGTGCGGCTGCGGCTGTGGTGGCGCTGCGGCGCGGCGTTGCGCCTCCTCCTGCTGGCGGCGGTAGGCGGCGAGTTCGCCCTCGAGGCGCGCGGCCTTTTCCTTCCAGTCGTTCCTCTTGCGCCGCTCGTCCTCATAGGCCCGCAGCGGGATGACGTCCTCGCCATCCAGTGGCTTAGGAGGCGGCCCATCGTCGTCCTCCGGCTCCGGCTTGGCTGCAGCGGCCTTGGCGCCCGGATCGGGCTTTGCCTCGGGCTTCGGCGTTGCGGCCGCTGGCGGTGCCTCCGGCGCTGCTGGCGTGGCCGGTTCCGCGGCGGGCGCTGGTGCGCTTTCGGACGCGAGGAAGCTCTCAAGCTGTTCGTTCGCCATGTTGTCCTCAGAGATGCGTGTTGGTGGCGATCGACTCCGCGCCCGGTTCGTCTGGCGAACGCGGAGCGCCGCCCTTCGGCCTCACCCGTGGGAGGGTAGGTTCTTGGCCGTCAGACTGTCGCGATGGCGATCCAGGAGCCGGCGCCCTGGCTCACGTAGATGCGTGCCCCGGCGGCGCCGTCGGTGCGGATGAAGATGCTGCCGGACGGCTGCGTGCCGCTGGCGACGCCGGTGCCGGAGGTGATGGTGGGGCCGGCGGTGGTGCCGAACGCGATCGAGCCGGTCACCTCGGCGGCGGCCGACGGATTGACATCGACGTCCGCTGCGACGCCGCCGGTCGTGGTGGTTCCGTCCGTGCGGCTGCCATCGGCCACGATGCCCGCCAGCACGTCGGCGGCGACCTTGGCGGCGTTTCCGACGAACGTCGTGGCATAGGCGCCGCGCGCTGCCTTGGCGGTATCGGACAGCGGGTCGAGCACGACCTGGGCGCCGCGGCCGGTGGCTGTTGCTGGCATGGATGTCTCCTAGAGTTCGCTTGGCAGCGGCGGCAGGGTGTGCGCGCCAGGCTGGACCGCATCCTTGCGCTATTGGAGCGGTGAATTGTGGCAACTGGCACTTTGCTCTGTGTCAGGCTTCAAAATGAACGTTTTGAAGAGCAGGAGACGGCATGGCTCTGACGGACACGGACTATCTGGAGGTTCATCTGATCGTAGAGATGCTCGCGGACAATCCTGGCGACCGCCGGCTTCAGGAAGCGGCCTGGAAACTAGTCCATCGGCTGCGTGATCAGGGCAAAATCCCTGTCACGGAACGCTTATTGCAGGGGCATTTTGAAGAGTAGGAGGCGATGGACCACGATTGGCTGGCGTTCACAGCGCCGAACGCTAGGGCTGCGGCCGCAGACACGTCGCCACAATGCGCTCAATCATCGCGTTCCGCGCCGTCATGTTGTGCTGCACCACGTAGAGCATCGCCCCCAAGGTCATCACGTTGAACACCACAAGGAGCAGCATAGCCGGCGGCAGCGCCCTGATGAGCTTGTCGCTGATCCCCGCCAGCAGCCCGTTGGCGCGCTCCTGCTCAAGTTTCACCGCAACAGCGGCCTGCTGCTGCCCAGCGCGCACTGATACAGGTCGAATACGAGATAGATCAGGAACACGATGACGATCACCGCCACGATAATGCGCAGCACCTGCATGGCGAGCGTGCCGGCCCAGCCGAGCCAACCGAGCACAATGGGAAGCAGCAGCATCAAGATCGCCACGAAGCCGCACACCACGACCAGCGTGACCAGGAACTGCACCAGCCAGGCAACAGAGAAGCACATGAGCTAAGCCCTCATGGTGAGGTCGGCTGAGCCGGCTGCGGAATGGGCGTGCGCAGCAACCTGTTCGTGGTCACCGCCGTGTTCATCGTCTGGTGCGCAACCTGCGGGATCTTGGCGGCGGTCAGCGCCGTGTTCGTCTGGGTCGCGCGGATGTCAGCGTGCTTCTTGGCCAGTTCGGCCATGTGGTGCGCCATCGCCATGTCCGGCTGCATCTGCTCGGGATCGGGCGGCTGCATTGCCTGCGACGCGCCGGGCGGGTTGTCCGGCGCCACGTTCGGCTGGCCGTAGGGTGGCGCGCTGAACTCGCCGTGGACGGCATGCACCCCTGCTGCCGCGTTCACCTTGCGCTCCTGCGCCAGCGCGAAGTCGGCTGCAGCCTTGGCCTGCTTGCCCTGGATGTCGGCCTGAGCGTGCGCCTCGGCCATCTGTCCGGCCTTCTGCTGCGCCTGTTGCTGCTGTTGCTGGTGCTCCTTCATGCGCTCGAGCAGCATGTCCTTGTCCTTCAGCCCCGAGGCCGCGATCAGCACGTCGCCCGGGATCAATCCCGGCTGCATGCCAGCGAGCTGCACCAATGTCTGGAACTGCTCCGCCTGTAGTGACGGAATGTCTATACCCTCGGAGATCGTGATATCCACGTCGAGGTCGGTGATGTCGTTCTCGATGCCGACAACCTGTTGCAGCCGCGGATCGCCCGGCACGAGTTGCAGGCGTTGCATCAGCATGGCGCGCTGCTGTTCCGGCATGTCGGCCAGCTTGTCCATCAGCCGCACCGGGCGGTTGATGCCCACCCAGCGCGTTTCGTTGAGGTCGTCGGTCACGCGCACCCACTTGCCGCCGGTCCAATACTCGCGCGCCGCCATCCAGCAGCTCTCGTAGACGCGCCGTGACCAGTAGCGGAGACTGTCGGCCAATGGCTCGTTCTGCGCCGCGCCGCCGGCCTGCTGGGCGAGAATAGCTCTGCCGCTCAGTTCGCGCGGATCGGTGCCGGACATCGCCGCGTTGGGCCCCGATAGCTGCATCTCGGCGGTGGCGTGCTGGAGCAACTGGAACTGTCCGGCGGCAAGGTCCGCGGTCTGTTCGATCTCGAACCGCAGCCCAGGCCTTACCTCGATGTAGCCATCCGGCTTGGCGACCTCGCGCCGGGCCTTGTCGACATCGGGCACCGCGCCCTCCTCGGCCACCACCTGACGCACGGACAGCAGGTGCAACGCCTTGGAGCGACGCTTGTTGATCTCGTCCTGGAGGCTGATGAGGCCGCGCACCATCCCATAACGCTGGTTCTCGCGGTTGATGTAGCTGGATTGCAGGATCAAGCCACAGCATGACTTACCCTTGCGGTCCTTGAAGCGCGAGCGCTGCGGCTTGGCCAGTAGCCCGTGCTTGGTATAGGTCGCCTGCCACCATGTGCCGCGCTCGTCCCAGTGGCACTGGACCAGCCTGATGCGCCGGCGATTGTTATCGGTCCAGAACGCGGTTTCTGGTCTGTCATTGTAATAAAAATCCACGCTGCTGAACGACGCCTCGATCACGTCCTCGGCGTCGGGATAGTCGGCCTCCAACTGATCGCGATCGGTCCAGATGACGAGGCCCTTGTAGCGCGCATCGGAGAAGTCGAGGCTGCGCGAATGCGGGTCATACCAGACGCGGTCCCACGGCACATGGGTGATAGTAATGTTTGCGCCGCCCTGGCCGTCGTCCTCAAGGCCGAGTTCAGCACCGCCGGCGCCCTCGACCAGCATGTTCTCGAATACGCCGCTGCGGACCAGGCTGAACGAGTTGTCATCGGCGATGTAGCGCAGCGCCTGGGTGGCGGCGTCGGCGCGGTCCTCCTCGGCTTGCGTACGGGCGAACGCCTTGGGATCGGTGCGCGCCTTGCGCTCCATCCCGCACAGCAGTTGCAGCTTGTCGGCGATCTTGTTGATGACGATCGCCGGCTGCCCGCGCTCTTTGAGCAGCTTGAGTTCCTCGCGGGTCCACTGTTCATGGTCAACGTATGACCGATCCCGTTCGGCGAGCGCGATTTCGTCCTGCCGCGCCAGTTCGCTTTCCTCGAACCAGCGCACGAGGCGGTCGTGCAGCTCGTCGAGGTCGCGCGGATACTCAGCGTCGTCGCTGGCGGCAGCGCGCGGCGCGTCGTCCTCCGGTGCGGAGATGCGGTAGGCTGTGTCGCTCATTTACCTAGAAACGCCTGTTGACATTCTGCCCACATGTTGGCATATTGCCTACACCAACATGGAGATGAGAGATGACCTACCTCGAAAACGCATGGCGCGAAGGCCGCATCCAAGCCGCATATATGCTGGCCGAAAGCCAACGCATTGACCCTGACACCACGCCCTACGGTGTCGCCGCCATCCACGACAGCGACCACTTTGCAGGCGCCTGCTACAGCGAGAACCTGTTGTCCGACCTAGACCTGACCGACTGCAAGAAGTCAGACGACGCTGACCGTAGAGCGTGGAACCTGTCGGCCTACGATTGGGCCTATCAGATCGGCATCGCATACGCAGCGCTAACTTGGAACGTGAAGCACAATGAGGAAGGGGAGGATTGAGATGGCGATGTGACCGCCCTCCAATTCCGCGCCACCATTGCGAGGCTCTGCTGGACACAGCGGGGCTTTGCGGCGTTGCTGGGCGTGGCGCACAACACAGTGCATCGCTGGGCACTCGGACAGGCTAAGATACCGGACGGCCTCGCCGTATGGCTTGGCAAGGTCGAGGCTTATCTGAGCGAGCACCCGCCACCGCGTTAGGTATTTACTGGTTATCCTGTTGCGATCCAGCAACTCCAGCGCTTCCCCCAACAACCAGTCCAGCGATCGTATTGAACTGGATGACATCTCGCAGCCGTGGATTGCTGTTGACCGCATCACGGATGGCCGCGGCCACCTTGGGCGCAGCAGTCTTTAGATAATTGGGATTGGTCAGATAGGCGTGGATGGCTGTCGCCATCAGTTCGCGAGGAGCGTCCTCTGCGCCATACCCAATATCTCCCGGCCGGGTAAGTTGCCTGGTCCGCTCCTGACCTGTGGTCATTGTGTTGTAAACTCGGCCGAGTTCCGGTTGTAGACCTTTCGGGTCAATCTGTCCGACAAGCTCGTCAACCATATGGCCAAGCTCATGGCCTGTCGCCAGATCCCGACCGCCCTGAGAAAGCGTCCGGTTCGTGTTGACAGTATAAACCGCATCGCCCGTAACCGGATGTGCAGTCTTCGTAAATCTGCCGGCGTCACCGCGTATTTCTCCCGGCGCAACTGCCTCAGGTTTAGCGCCAATCGCTGCCTCTGCAAGGGCGTCAAATTGCGCTGGCGCGACGGCTTCATCGACTCCACCCACCACTCGCCGGCCGGTGATGAACTGAGCGTTGAGCGGTCGCCCTTCGATGTCAGTTGTGAGTCGTCCTGTGGCATCAGTAGGTGGCACTCCAGCTCGATAATCTTCCGTAAAGGCACGCTGAGGCTTCAACGGAGCATCATACAGGAAACCAGCGCGACTAGCGAGGGATGTGGGCGCCGTGGTGCCCATCATGACGCCCTCGGCGGTGGCTCTGGCGGCGTCCACCAGCCCCTTCTGCGTCGGCAACCCGGTCTCCGGGTCGAGCAACCCCTGGCTCACGCTCTCCGCGCGCTGGTCCTGCAGCCACTGCCAGGCGTTCGCTCCCGTGTCGGCAACGGCGCTGCCGAGCGTCTGGCCGCCTGCGTCGGGTGGTGCGGCGTAGTTCATCAGCGGCGGCCCGAGTGCGTTCGGCTGTCCCGGCCGGGTGAACAGCCACGGCATGTCGGGCGGGGCTAGCTGGTTGTCGGGCATTGAGCTGCCGTTATCGCTGCAGTGTCGCGCCCGACGGCCTCGGCGACGGCGGCCTCCATTGCGTCGCGAAACCACGGGGTGACCCACGAGGCGCGCTCTAAGATCTCGGCTTCGCTCATCTCGCCAGCGGTTGAGCGCACGAACGCCTCGGCCCACTTCCCCGGATCCGCGCCGGTGTGGCGGCGGAACTGGGCGCCGGTCATGGTGGTGGTGTCGGTCATGCTAAGCCACTGATGTTGCTATGTGCGCTGGGTTGGTTCGCGTGGATGTCGGCCCATTGGGTTCGTCACTTCGGGTGGTTTCGGCCTCCAGCCTAGTCCGGACCCTGACCAACTCGTCGGCGAGTTCCTGGGTCATGGGCTTAGTCGGCCAGCGATGTAGTCCTCGACGGCCTAATCCGGACGGATGCACGCTGACCACAACCGGCGAGTGTATTTTTCCACTCATAGTTACGTCCGATAAACGGGATGTTTCTGGACGGAATGCCCTCTGTAGATTTGTGGTGATGCGTGCAGATAGTTGTTGACATACGTGAACACATGACTCATATTGTCTCCACCAACGGAGACAGACACATGACCGACCAGCTTAGCATCTACCGCGCCGCCAACTTCGCCCGCTTCGCCACCAACCTGCGTGCATTTGCCGCGCGTCAGGAGGCCCGTGCGCCGGGACGAATGGATCACATCACGGGTCCAGCGCTCAAGGCGGCTGCCTTCGCTGAGGCGGCTTCGGCTGCCTATGCCAGAGGTGACAAGGACGCTGCGGTGACAGCGCGCACGGAATACTCTGCGTTGGCTCTTGCTCATCCCATCATCAACTCGGCCAATCTGTGATGAGCGAGCCACGCACCCGCGCCCATCGTTTCTACAGAACCAAGGACGATGACGTGCGCGTTCAGACTGGGAACACGCTCGCCCGCATCACGTTCTACCTGCCGCTGGAGCTGCAGGCGGCGATCCAGCGCGATGCCGCCGAGAAGGGCCAGACGCTGTCAGTGTGGCTGCGGCGAGCGGCTGAGGCGGTATTGAAGCAGGAGGCCAAATGATGCCCGAACCCTCGCTTGAGACGCTTGAGACGTTGCAGACGATGATGGAGTGGATGCTGGACCAGCAGTGCCAGGTGATGAACCGATTGGAGCGTGTCGAGCGGGCGTTACTGGCTGGCCAGCGGCTGCTGCTGGATCGCACCGAGGCTGAAACGGACATCCAGCATCAGTTGGACGCAATCACCCGCCGCGTCGAGGCATTGGAGGCACGCTAGGCCACTCTCTACGCGGGGCCAGGCGCTTTCCGAGGTCGCCGTCGACGCGTCTTAGGCGCTGCCGCCTCCGTGGTTTCTGCGGCTAGCTTCATCGCCGCCTCGGCCTGCTCTCGCGTCAGGGTGCCCCGTTTAAGGATGGCGAGAGACTCATCTTCGGTCATCTGCTGCCAGAACTCGGCCGGGATCTTAAACATGTCGCTCATGGGCACCCCTTCATCACGCCACTTTCCACGACTCCACGTCGGCGCGCGAGGCCCGCTCGAAAGCCCTGCTCCAGCTATCGACAACCGGCTTCGGCGCCAGATCGCGCACGAACGGCCGCGACATACAGGCGTATCGACAACTATCTGGCGCATGGTCTTCCATGTCGCTGTCGACATCCTCCGGCCGCGCGTCGTCGTGCTGCAGCGCCGGCAGGGTGCGGATCAGATCGCGCGAGGTGCTGAATAGCAGCAGCATCGGCTTGCCGTCGGCGTCGCCCTCGAGCCGCGCCCGCACCTGATCCCAGCCGCCCATCGCGCCACGCCCGGCGACGCGCTTGTTGTCAGCCGGCCGGAAGATGACGCCCAACCCCATTATGCGATGCGCGATGCTCGGCCCGCCATCCTCGGCGAACATAGCAGGATCGGCCACACCGGTGATCGGCTGCGGGTCCTCGGCCTCGCGGCTCTTGATGCCGGCGGCGATGGCCTCGGCGGTCATGCGCAGCCCCACGTTCGGCTCGCCGGGCTTCATCCCGTACCACTCTCGGTAGTTGACCAGCGCGCCGCGGGCGATGCTGGCGATGCTGCCGTCCGACACCGCCCACCAGTGGCAGGCGAAGGGACGCGCCGAACCCCAGTCGAACGAGCGGAACCGCGGCCAGTGCGTCGGCAATGAGCGCGGTGCTATGACATGACGGTCCATGCTGAACTCTGGGAAGAACGCACCGCTGACGACGCTCCAGTCGCCCTCGAGCCAGGCGCGGACCAGCTCGGGCGAGCCGGACGCACGCAGCCGCTGCACGTAATCGGGACCGAGGTAGACGTTGTCGCTGACTCGCGATGGTATGTAGATACGCTCGAGGCCACTGCCATCGGTGAGCACCTTCCAACCCATCGGTGCCGGATCGATATAACGTGCGCGCACCCATTGATGACCGGGACCACCAGGGTTGCCGGTGAGGCGCATCGCTACCGGGACACCAGCACCACTGCGCAATGTTGCCATGAGCTTCATGATCGGCACTGGCGACGGAAAGTTGCCGGCTTCCTCTACGTATACACGAGTGTAGCTATGCCCTTGGTATTGCTCTGCGTCGGCGTCACGCTCGAGATACGCGAATGTGAGACGTGCGCCGTTGGGCATTGAAACGCGCATCGGGTTGTTGGTGAACTGCGCGCCGAGTTTTGTATATACGATGCGGGCACGTTCGAAAGTTTCCAGTAATTCTATGCGAGTTCTGCGGATCATAAGGCCGATGGCATCGGCGCGGTATTCGTCTGCGTGAAGTGCCCAGTCTCCTAATACCGCATCGGTTTTGCCGCCACCGCGGGCACCACCGAAGAAGCATTCAAAGATGGGGCAATCAACGAACGCGGACTGCGGACCTGGCTGGGGTTCCCACGCGATCAGTCGTCCGTCGTCAGCAGTCGCCTGCTGTCGGATGGTGCGTGCAGCTTGAGCCATTCGTCGGCGCTTTCGGTGGGTGTTGGTGCGCGCAGGACGTAGCTGTGCATCAGGTCGAGGTCGCCCTCGATAGTGATCTTTGGCTTGCCCCAGCCGCGATCGAGCAGGGCAACAGCGGCGGAAACGCGCTCTTTTGGCGAGCGCAACGCATCGACGAGTGCCGCGATGGCTTCTGGCGTGTGCGCGCGTGCCAGGGCTTCGATGCCCTTTGGGCGGCCACCTGGATTACCTGACTGTCCGGGCTGGAAAAGCTTGGTGGGCATTGGTTCTGTTTTGGCTCCTGCTGTGAGATTAGGCGCCCGTCGCCCTGAGACATTCAACGCCGATCGTAACGGTTCGCAATTCCCCGAACATGACGAGGGCGATCTTTGCGGTTTGGCCGTCGACCTCGAGCACGACGGCTGGGTGTCCTGCGAATGGCGTCGCTACGGGGCTGCAAGGCATCCCTGGCGCCCATAAGGCTCCGGGTGGTGTGATGGAGCGCCTGAGTGCCTCGACGGCCTGTACGGCCTGGAAATCGGCCTCAGCGACTGGATTGGGCATTCCATCGGGTCGGCGGATGAGAGCGAAGACGCCGAGGGTGGAGAGGATGGGGCGCCATGGATCGCGGAGCGCATCGAACCTGGTGAAGAGGTAGCCTGTGAACAGCGGCACGTCGACGGGGTGGAACAGGGTGCGCAGGACGCGGTCGCGGCGGCGAACGGTGCGGAGCGGGAGATAGGTTTGGTAGCCCTGCTCCTGGAGGTGCTGGTGGGCGCGGCGCTCTGCCTGGGGGTGGGAAGCGATCACATACCAGCGTGGTCCCGGACGGCTGCCGCTAGGCGTGGGGGCGGCAGCGACGACGTGCCCCGTGACCTGTTGGTGCGTAGCTACGCGCGTTGTTGCTGCGGCGTCAAGCAGCACGGTCGTTGCCGGGACAGGGGTCGGAGGGGAGTGGCGGGATTTCGGCGACGTAATGGGTGAGATCGTTGATGACCGCCGTGAGGACTATCTGACGCTGGTGGAGCGGGGTGCGGCCGATGATCTCGCCGAGGATGCAGACGAGTTCGGTTGCGACGGCGTGGTCGGTCTCGCCCTGGCAGGCGTCGGCGATGCGGGCGGCGAGGGCGTCGTCTGGATCGTCAAACGGCATGGTCAGTCCCGGCCGAGGATTTGCTGGGTGACGAGGCTGGTGATGACGGCAACGCCGGTGACCTGCTCCTCGTGGGGCACTGAGCGCAGCCAGACGCCGAGGAGGCGGGTCAGGGCGAGCATGGCGTTGGC